TCAAATCTTTTGGTGAAATTTTATGTATTTGTTGCATAGAAGTACAAGGCGCACCAAAACCATCAGCTTTTTTAAATTGAGATTTTTTGCTATAAATTATATCTTCCTTGTTTTCTTTTAACCAAGTATATAATTCCTCACGAGTTTTAAAAGTTGGTGTTTCCATAATTAATCTTTTTTAACTATTTGCTTTTCTTTAGTAAGCTCTAATTTTTTATTAAATCCTTTTTGAGCTTCTTTAAGTTTTGAAATTCTTTCTTTTGTGTAATGATTATTCATCTTCTTCTCCTTCTTGTTGTTGTTGTTGTTGTTGTAAATCTTCTAATTGTATATTTTTATCAAACCCCGCCATTTCAAGAGCAAGATCATCTGGAATTCCCGCATTTCTCAACATACTTAAAGCAGTTGCTTTTTTCTGTATTCCATCATAGCGTTCAATAAGTATGAATTGCATAATTGGCATTTTTTCATAAGTACCGTATAATTCATATCTATTATCATCTAACAAAATATTCATTGTTGCCAAAAAAGAATCTAATGTTGGTTGCATTTCATTTTGAATGTAAGAAACCATCGATTCTTTAAAATTGTTATAAGTAGTTTTTTTAGCTTCTAAAGAAATAATATCTTTTGGTATGTGCAAAGCTGTATAAATTAAATTGCCATCTACTTTTATACTTTCATCTAAACCTAAGTCTCTTAACGCAATATGTAAACTTTGCCACTTTAGATTTGATTTTGTTACTATTCCGCGTTTTCTGTTTTTTCCAGAACCGTAATTATTTTGTAACGTATCTTCAACATCTTTCTTTTCATTATCTGTTAATGGAAAACTACCCGCTTTTGCATCAGCAGTAATTAATTCTTTACCATTAGTTTTTAAAATTACATTTTTAGCTTCTAAACTATCTAAAGTGTTTACAAGAGTTTGCCTTAAACCATCAAGACGACTATGTGTTTTAAACATATTTTCTGTATTCAAACCATTTGGCAAATCATAGAAAAAAAGTAAATCCCTAAAAGGAATACTTTCGTTTTCTCCGTCTCTATCGTAAATTATTCTTGCGTTTTTTATATTATTATTTTTACTGCTTTTTGCAAGAGAAGTTCTAAATTCTTCAGGGTACTCTATAAGATTAGGGTCTAACAAATACATAGATGTAGGAATAGCCATTCCAGTTGTTTTTCTCAACCAGACAACAGCTTTGCCTTCTGCTATTTGCGTAAAATTATGTGCTTCAAGAAAATCATTTTGTGTTTGATAATAGTTTGGTTTTTTTAATAAATCTAAAATCCAATGATTATATATTTTTTCCCCAGTTTCTTTATCTCTAATACAAATATCAGCTTGGGAAAATAATTTTGATACAAATAAAATTGCTGGTGTTAAGATAGGGTGTTTTTGAGCTATTTCTAAATTAGTACCATAGTAGCTATTCCAATTCCCATGCTCTTTAATATTATAAAATGTATCTCCATTAATGTACCTGGTAAAAAAAGGTATATTAATTCTTGGAAGTTTAAATTGCATCCGTATATATATTTTTACGAACTTACAACAAAAAAATTAAATTGGAAAAAAAAGTCCCTTAATCAAGAAGTCTCACGAACTTGAAAAAAGGACTTAAACAAAACAGAATGTATTTCTAAATTCAAATTTACAATTTTATATTTAAATAGGGAACTAAATAAGAAATTATATATCTCATAGCATCAAGCAAATGATCGTCTTTTTTTATTGGAACATCTACACTTTTTCCGTTCTTATCTATTTGCCAAGAATAGTTATCATATTCAAATCCTAAATTCTCACTTCTTACATAATAAATAGTAAAACCTTGCACAAGAGATATTCCAACTTCTACACTTCCGCCTCCTTTTATTGCTCCCATAGCAATATAATTTTCATTTAACAATAAGTCAATGTAGTTTTGTTTTGCACTATCGCAAACAATAATATCTTTTCCTTTTTTTATTTCTGGGCATCTTAATTTTATTACAGTAGGCAAAGAATCAGAAATATCTTGCAAGGGTTGGTAAAGTATTTCCCTAATGTAAAAAGCTCCATCGCCATTATATTTTACTTCAACACAAGCAGTCGGATTTGACGCACCAAAATCTAAACCAAAATAACTTGGGTATTCTAAATTATCAAAAAACTCATAACTTATTTCGCGCCAACCTTGATAAATTTTATTTGGTTTCTCGGCACCAATTCCAAGTCCGTAAACAAGCCAGTTGTATTTATGCGCTGTTCCTTTTTTTATATTTTGTTCGTTTGGCGGAGGTTGATTATGTATCGAAATAGGTTCATCTTTGTAAAACAATTCACTTCCTCTAAGTTCGTATGTTCCAGACTCCCACGGTTCGTATCCTAATAAATGCTTTACAATATTTGGCGGACAATATGCGTTATCTTTAAATGTAGAATGTATAAAACAAGTCTCAGGGTCGTTTCTGTAACCTTCCATAAAGAAATTTTTACTTGGATTATAATCTGCAATTATTCTATCACTTGTCCTTTGCGCTATTTGTAAATAAACTTCTTCGTTAAATTCTGTTATTTCGTTAAAGAAAGAAATATCTTGTGTTGAACCTAAAACTTTACCAATATTATCCGCGCCTTCAAAAACTATTTTACTTTTAGTTGGTACATAAGTGAATGTTCCAGTTTGTTTGTTTTCTTTAATTTCTTTGTAAACTCTGTAATCAAACATTATTATTTTTTGGAAATCTTCTAATACAGTTTGCCTACATACGTTTTTTAAATTTCTCCAAACAGTAATTTTAATTCCTTTTCTACTTACCATCTCTAAAAGTAGAAGTTGAAGAATCGAATAACTTTTACTTGATCGTGAACCGCCCATGGAAACTATTTGACGGTATCTATATACGGGCTCAATTATTTCTGTTTTATTTTTATCAATTATTTCCTGGTTTATTTTTTCGTGATACTTTTTATGTGTTTCTGCAAATGTTTTTGTTACGTCTATATTCATTTTTTACTTTCTGTTTATAATTGAATTTATTTCAAACCTAAAAGACTCTAAACTTCTAATTACTAAATAATCAAAACCGTTTTTTTCAACTAATTTTTTCCATTTTTTTTGTTTTTCAGAAAGATTTGCGTAACTTAAATCTCTTTTTAATTCAAGTAAATAGCAATTAGAATTAAATAAAAATATCATATCAGATACACCGCTAACTACACCAGTAAGTTTTAATGTTTTTGCTTCGCGCTTAGTTCTTTTTCCGCCATTAGGAACAGCAAAAAGTAAACCTCTATATTCTGGATATGTGTTATGAAACCAAAAATAACACTTTTGTTGTAGTGCGTTTTCAGACTGACCTAAAACATCTTTTTCTATATTTTTCATGTTATAGTACAAATATCTTTATCAATTATTATTTGTTTTGCAAAGCCTTGCATTACTAAATTAGGTTGTGTTTTATTCCACTTTGTATTAATTGGAACTTTACAAATAACATCATTTGCTCTGTAACATTTACTTTTAAAATGTATGCTTAAACATTTGTACCTTTTGTAATAATGAAAAAAAAATCTATATTCTTTTTCTTTTTTTACTTCTGTCATTGTATGGTTTTACTTTTTTAATTTCGTAGAATAATAAACCTCTTATTGGGCAATAATAAAATTTTATCATTCTTGTAACATTTTTTTTAATTTGTCCTCTGCTACTATTCCTTTTGCAATTATATCCATGTGTTCTAATGCAAATTCTTTTTCCGCAATAGTTAAAGAATCGAAATAATGGTCTAATTCACTTTGAACAATCATAAGCTGAAACATTGTTGTTGTTCTATCAGCTTTCTTTAGTATCATCGATAGTATTCTCTTCTTTGCCATAATTGATTTGTATATTTATTGTGTTATCACCAGTATTTGGTTTTTGACCAGTTTGTCTTATAATTTTTGGTTTAAAAAATTCTAATCCCTTTAAATATACGCGAACAAATTCTCTATCAGGTAATTTTTCTAAGATTTGGTTAAACCTTTGAGCATGATTTGTGTTTATTGCCTTTGTTAATTGCGACCAAGTTTTTACATCAGTTTCTTTTTTTGGTACAACTATTTCGTTTTTTTCCGTTTCTGGTTTTAATTCAATAGTTTGTATTTCTTTTTTCAAAACAATACTCGCCGCTTGTTCAAATATATCTTTGCTTTTACTCACCTTTTGCATTTTTACTTGCTTGAACATATACTTTTACAAAGCCCTCTATAACTTCCGTCATATTTGTGTCGTTGTAATACGTTTCAGTAACAAATTCTTTTTTTAAATCTTCATCAATTCTTAAAGAGATGTTTGGTTTTCCTTTTGGCATAATTATTAGATTAAATGTATATACAAATGTAATGCTTTTTTATTTCTAAACAAAACTTTTTTCAAATTGCGGAACTACACAAACCATAATTCTCACTTCTGATTAGTTCGTTTTTAATTTTTGGATCTTTTTTGGATCTTTTTTGATCATTCCGTGTAACATTTTTGAGCTTTTTCTATGATATCCCCCAGGTTGTTACGCGAAGTTACATTTTGTTACATGGCTAAACCCCAAGTAAATCAAACACTTAGGAGATATTGTAACATTGTAACAGAATTCTCCCCAAACTTACGTTAGATTTAAATAGTGTTAAAATTGCAGATTTGCGTAGCCTCTTTATTCTTATATTATATTATTTTAGTTACAAAAGTAATATATATTTATATAACTTACTTATTTACAGCATTTTAGGGGTGTAACATTTTTGTAACATTTTTGTAACAAAGTTGTAACACTTTTGGCTATCTTCTTGAGCATTAACGTTGTAACATTTTTTATTGCACCGTAACACTTATGATTTTTCCAACAGTGAGCCAGGTTTTTTATATAGGAGGCGTCTTTTCTGTACGATATCCTAAGCGAAGGCTATTTTTTATAGATAAGACACGTCTTTTTTCAATGATATCTTTAAGGAAGGTTCAAAAAAATTTTAATTTTCAATATTTTCCGTATAGACGGCAAAAAATCAAAAGACGGATATCCTTGGCAGACGCGGAATTGAAGGGGGGGCTGTTTTTTTTAAGGAATAACCAGGAAACACGCTAAAACAGTGCAAATAATTCAAAGAAAACATATTTTTACAAAGAAATCAGCAACGTTTTTTTACTGTTTTTTTTTACTTGTAGAAAAGCTAAAAGGGTTGTATATTTACAATGTAGTAAGGCAGTAAAATTTATTTCCCCTACCAACACCGCGAAATACGGGGTGTGCGCACAGCGAACCGCTTTTAAAAAGGTTAGGTTTGGTTTATAAAGTTTCAACCACTTTAGAACACGGGAAAAGCGAAAAAAACAATTCATTTAATTTAAAACAGAACAAAAATGAAAAATTCTAAAAGTACTTCAAAAACATTAAAAACAATTTCAACGCCAAAACAAACGGCGCAAGAAATTTTTGCAGAATTTCAAGCGAAACAAATTGAAATGCAGAAGCAAATTGAAATAACAAAAGAAATTAAACGTAACGAAAAACGTTCAACTTCTGAACACGTTTCAATGAAAAA